TCTAGTTGATCAGCCAACCACTTCCTTCATGCCGTCTGGATCTGCGTGCTTACAAGCTAACCGTGAAGACGGTGGAGCGTTAAGTCTTTTCGCAAATCTGACCCTACCTTGGGGAAATGATGAGTCCAAACGAATAGGAAAGCTTCCAGCTTTACATAATTCGATTGAACAATGGAGAAAAGTTGAGTTTCAAAAAGCTTATCAACATAGTCGTGCTAGGATCTTGTCAGAACCAATTTCTTCTTGGAGTCATCCAGAAGAGTTAGTTCATGACTTGCCACAGGATGAATTTAGACGCGAATCTCCTTTTGATGTTGAAGTCGTCGCTATCCCAGAACCTGGGAAGTTTCGAATCATCACCAAAGGAGATGGTTATCTTTATTCAGCCTTGCAACCTTTGCAAGGTGCTATGTTAAAAGCTTGGAAATCCGATTCCTCCTCTACAATGTTACTCTCCAACCTCGAACAAAAAGTTCAGGAGATTGACCGAGTTACATTACATCTTCATGATTTTTATTGGTGCTCTGTCGATTATGAGGCAGCTACTGATCTTATTAAGAAACAAGGAACCCTCGCAGTTCTCCGTGTCCTTTTGGATATGGGAGTTCCGTTTGCGGATTTAGGTTTCATATCAGTTGCTGCTAAAGGCAAAGCGGGTTACAAAAGCTATGGTAAAGTTGACTGGGTCAACATAATCGATGCGCAACTCATGGGTCACCCCTTGAGTTTTGCTATCCTTTGTGCTATAAATAAAGCTGTTTACCTATGCGCTCTTCGTCGATGGTTTAAGAAATCTTATGATTTTAATACCTACTTCGAGTATAAAGAATTGTACATCAAACTACGTAAGGCAGTACTCGTTAATGGAGACGATATGCTATTCAAAGCAAATCGTACTCTGTATGATGAGTTCCTTCTCACTTCGAAAGAAGCTGGATTCAAAATTTCTCAAGGTAAGAACTATTTTTCTCCTGATATGTGTATGATCAATTCACAGGTATTTCATCGCTCTGGTAGAGTAATGAAACGCAAGTGGTATTTGAATCTTAAATTTATCAGAAGTAGTTCCTTGAAAATGGGGATGTCGATGGCTACACCTGTAGGTGTTGCTAAAGATGTTTCTGAAATGTGTTTGAATTTGCCTGTCGCAAGTTGTATTATTCCTACGGTGATGAACCGTTGGAAGAAGTACAGTCGCTCTGGTTCGTTTCATCCGAATTGGTATTTACCTGTTCATCTAGGTGGTTATGGTCTTGATTTTCGTTTATCTCCCCGTTCTTGGAGAGTGTCGCGTGATCAACGTCTGTTAGCTTCAATGTTCATTGCAGATCCAAAATTGAATCTGTATCGTACAATGGGGCAACCGCTTAAAGGTGTCAAGCAGATACCAGGTGCATTAGCTAATTGGAAGATTGTCTCCGGACCTTATGTTCCACGTGAGGAAGAAGTGGGAACGGTTGACGCATGGTTGGCAAAACTTGCTTATGCAAGTCGTGCTGAATCCGGCGCTCAATTCATTCCTGATGAAAAGAAAACACTTCAACTTTACATGAATCATAAATTAGAACACAGAAATATGTTCTTCAAACCAATGAGTTTTCAAAAACTCTGGTTCTATTGGCATTCACAAGTCTTTGCGAATGGTCTTCCATTTTGTCCTTCATTAGGGACATTACCCACATATAATTTGAATAATATAGTCATCGCAAATGGCGATGGGGTCGTTGTCAGTAATTACCCAAAACGGTGCTTTAAATCAATTCAAGAATTAGATTATGATTTTTTGCTTAATACTTCCGTGCTAAACAAAATTCCGAGAGACTACACGGCGTTCCCAAACTCAAACCAAAGAGAACCTATTTTGGATTTTTCCAAAGTAGGTACCCAATGGGTTTGGTCAGACAACGATGTATAGTCCTACCACTTGAACGGTAGGATCCCATATGAGTTCAAGTTCAAATTTAAAAGTGACTGTTTCGCCAGC